TATCAGATGAAGCACGTAATGCGGTACTTGTAGTAGGCGGAACAAACTCAGCTATACGAAATATCATTGCACCATCAGTAAACAAAACTTACATTATTGCTAACAATACGGTAGGTGGATTTGCAATCATAATCAAAACAGCAGTCGGTACTGGATTATCAATTGCCAATGGTGCAACACAAACAGTTTATTGTGATGGTTCAGAGTTTTATGCGGCAAGCTTTCCATCAACAGGCGGAGCAATTACAGGCAACTTATCTGTAAGCGGTACGCTAAGTGTAACAGGTGCTACAACGCTATCTAATTTAACAGCATCAAGTGCAGTGGCCACTAATGCAAGCAAGGTTTTAGTTAGTGTTGCTAATTCAGGCACAGGCGATAATGTATTAACAAGTGGTGCTACTTTAAGCTCACCAACAATAACTACACCTACATTAACATCCCCAGCATTAGGTACTCCGGCAAGTGGAGTATTAACTAATTGTACTGGTACAGCCGCAGGTCTTTCTATTGGTGGAAATGCAGCTACAGCTACAAATGCTACTAATGCAGTTAATGCTACCAATGCAGTATTTGCTACAAGTGCAGGGTCAGCTACAACAGCAACTACGGCTACTAACGCAACCAACGCAACCAACGCAGTATTTGCAACAAGTGCAGGGTCTGCAACAACTGCGACAAACGCCACCAATGCGACCAACGCAGTATTTGCAACATCTGCGGGTTCAGCTACAACAGCCACCACCGCTACAAATGCAACTAATGCAACTAATGCAACTAATGCCACCAATGCAACTAATGCAACAACGGCTACAACAGCTTTAAATGCCCTTGGTGTAGGTCAAACTTGGCAAAATGTAGCAGGTAGTCGTTCTAATGGGGTTACTTATACAAACTCTACTGGGAGGTCAATTATGGTAGGTTTAACTGTAATAGGCACTGGATACATTAACGTTAATGGAGTTACAGTAGCATTTAGTGGTATTAATAATGCAGTAAATTATCTTGGTACTATTGTTCCTAGTGGTGCATCTTACATAGTTGCTGGATTTACTGGTACATATTGGGCTGAGTTACGCTAACCATGAGCTTATCTGGAAACTTTTCACTTGACGAATTTACCGCATCACAGACAGCTACACGCCAAGGTATCAAAAACACCCCCAGCGCAGCGGTGGTGGAAAACCTTCGTATGTTGGCTACGCTCCTTGAGCAAATCCGTACCCTTTTGGGTAGCCATTCTATTCATATATCCTCTGGTTATCGCAGCCTTGCTCTTAATCGTTACATTGGAAGCAATGACTTATCTGCTCATGTACGGGGTTATGCCGCTGACTTCACTTGTCCAGCGTTTGGTAAACCGATTGAAGTGGCAAAGAAAATAGCCGAAAGTAACTTAAAGTTTGACCAGTTGATTTATGAAGGCACTTGGATTCACATTAGCTGTGACCCACAGAACAGACGGCAGTTATTAACCGCAAGATTTGAACATGGACATACTTACTACACAACGGGTATAGCATGAACTTTTACAGCATAGGTGGAAGGCGGTTTGCATTTGCAGTAGGACTAACCTTACTGTCTGCTGCGCTGTTGTATGTAGGTAAGCTAACAAGTGGTGACTTTACCAGCATTGTCAATTTCAATGTGATTGCATTAGTGGCTGGGCACACCGCAGATAACTTTGCGAAAGGTAAGAAAAATGCCGATACTACCGCTTAATGTTAAACTACTGCTAATAGCTGGTGCAGTCTTTGTAGCGTTTTGTACGGGCTGGACTGTTCACGGTTGGAAGTACGATGCTGACTTAAAAGAAGCCCTACAAGAAACTATAGACCTACAACAAGCGTATGATAGATATGCTAGAGAAGTTGCAGTAAAGTTTGAAACCCAGCAAGCCGAGCAAGTAATTAAATATCGTACTTTGAAAGGTAAGGTGAAAGATGTTACGGACAATCGTATTTGTTTTGCTGATAGCAATGCTCTCAGCGTGTGGAACAGCGCTCTTACAGGGGACTTGCCCAAAACCACCACAGGAACTGCTAAAGAGACCACCAGCACCGATACCGCTACAGACACCGAAGTCCTCACCAATGTCATTGAAAACTTCGAGCAGTATAAACAAGTCCGTGACCAGCTAAACGCATTAATTGACTGGTACGAAAACAATGAGACAGTAGGGAAGTAAAATGCCATTACAGAAAATACAAATGCGTCCGGGTGTAAATCGTGAGGGTACTAACTACTCTAATGAGGGTGGTTGGTATGACTGTGACAATATACGCTTTCGTTCAGGTTATCCTGAAAAGCTAGGTGGATGGATACGATTAGCTTCAAATACATTTGTTGGTATTGCCCGTTCATTATGGAACTGGATTGATTATGATGCAGGAAATAACTATTTGGGCATAGGCACAAGTAAAAAATACTACATTGAAAAAGGTGGTACTTACAATGATGTTACCCCTTTAATTCATACATCATCAACATTAGGTGCCGCTGCAGGACCATTTACAGCTACAACAGGCTCTAACATTATCACTGTTACAGATGCATCATATAACCCTGAAGTTGGTGATTATATTGTATTTTCAGGTGCTGTTAGTTTAGGTGGCAATATCACTGCCGTTATATTAAATCAAGAATATATTGTAGCAACAGTGCCATCAGGAACAACATATACCATAGTAGTTTCTGTAAATGCAAATGCCAGTGATACTCTTAAAGGCGGTGCAGTAGTCAAAGCCGAATATGAATACCCTACTGGCTTAGATGTATTTACAGTAGGTGTAGGATGGGGAGCAGGTACATGGAGTGGGTTTTATGGTACTGGTAGCGCATCTAATACTGGGTGGGGTGCGGCATCAGTAATTGGTATTGGTCAACAACTACGACTTTGGTCTAACGATAACTTTGGTCAAGACCTTGTAATTGCGCCTCGTGGGGGTGGCATTTACTATTGGAAAGACTCTTTAGGTGTTAATTTTAGAGCTAAATCACTCAATACATTATCAACTGATGAAGGTTTTGCAGGAACTTATGTTCCTCATACCACTAACCAAATATCAGCATCATCTATTCAACGGTTCTTAATTGCATTTGGTGCTAACTCTTATTTATCAGGAACGCCTAATACATCATTTGACCCTATGATAGTACGCTGGTCTGACCAAGAAAATCCATATGAATGGGTACCAGCTATTACAAATCAAGCCGGTGAATTTACTTTAACTCATGGCTCATTCATCATGGGGGCTATTCCAACACGCCAAGAAATACTGGTATGGACTAACTCTGCGTTATATTCTATGCAGTATCTAGGTGCGCCATATGTGTGGGGCTTTAATATAATGATGGATAACATATCTGTTATGTCACCAAATTCAATGATTACAGTTAATAATGTTACTTATTGGATGGGCGTTGATAAGTTCTATATGTATTCAGGCCGTGTAGAAACACTACCATGTGCATTAAGACAGTACATATTTAATGATATTAACAAAGACCAATCGTTCCAAGTATTTGCTGGTGGCAATGAAGGCTATAACGAAGTCTGGTGGTTCTATGTAAGTAACTCAAGTAATGCCACAGAGGTTGATAAGTATGTTATTTATAATTACCTAGACCGTGTTTGGTATTATGGCTCTATGGCAAGAACAGCATGGTTAGATTCAGGCATTAGAAACTATCCTATGGCGGCTAACTATGACAATCGTATCTTATACCATGAAGCATCAGTTGATGATGTATCAGGACTTACCCCAGTAGCAATTAATGCATATATACAGTCATCAGATTTTGATATTGGTGATGGGCATAACTTTGGCTTTGTATGGCGCATATTGCCTGACGTAAACTTTAATGGCTCTAATGTAAACCAACCATCTGTAACGATGACCGTTAAACCTAGACAGAACTCTGGTACACCTTATGGAGAAGCAAATAGCCCTGCAGTACCAAGCCAAGATAACTTTACACTAAGAACTACATATAACATTCAAGAGTTTACAGGACAGGTCTATACACGCATAAGAGGCCGTCAAATGAGCTTTAGAATTGAGTCTGATACCGTAGGGGTAGCGTGGCAGTTGGGCAGTCCTAGAATTGATATCAGAAATGATGGGAGGCGGTAGACTTGTAATCTTTCCATATGTCTATATAATAGAGTCTTCACTAAAGGAGAACATTATGAAATTAGTAGACAGAGTTGGACAAAAGTTTGGTAAGTTATTAGTGTTAGAACAAGCAGGTAGAAATGAACTTAAAAAAGTTTTATGGAAATGTAAATGTGAATGCGAAAATGAAATTAATGTAGCGGCAGGGTCGCTTGTTACAGGAAATACAACATCATGTGGGTGTGTAATACCAAACTTTAAACATGGTGGTACAGGAAAAGGTTCTTTTAATACTTGGAAAGCCATGATTAGAAGATGTACTAAAACACATGATAAAGATTACCCTAGATATGGTGGGGCAGGAGTTACAGTTTGTACTAGGTGGTTAAACTATATAAATTTTTCATCTGATATGGGTGAACCTAATGGGGATGAAACATTAGATAGAATTAATGTATACGGTAATTATGAGCCTACTAACTGTCGCTGGGCAGGGATTAAAGTACAAAATAGAAATGTTAAGATTAGGGCTAATAGTAAAACAGGTGTTATAGGAGTTTCAATAACTCATACAGGAAAATATATGGCTAAAGTAACAGTAGGTAAAAAAGCATACTATTCTAAATGCTTCAACATAATTGAAGAAGCTGCCGCTGCCCGCAAAGAACTCGAAGCTAAGTATTGGAGTACTAACTAATGGCTACTGGAACAACTAAAGCACCTAACTTACCACTTGCTCCAATGGAGTATAGCCAACAGTTTCAAGACCAGCTTAATAACGTCTTGAGGTTATATTTTGCACAGTTAGATAGCCCTACTGTTTCTGCCGCTGCAGGTTTAATTTTAGATGTTGATAGATTGCCTACACAAGCAGATGTAGCAACGATTAGAGCAGGCACAGTATATAGAGATTCAACAGCAGGAAATGTTTTGAAAGTCAAGGTTTAACATGTTAATATTCATACAAA